AAATGAAAATATTTGTAGACACTAGAGAGCAGCAGCCTCTAACTTTCCCCAACTCGGAACCTATGAAGCTAGAATTTGGAGATTACGCTGTGGGCGGGGCGGATTATGATTATACCTATGTGGACCGAAAGGGAGAGCAGGATTTTAAATCCACACTCAGCAAAAACAACTTAGATCGCTTTGAGTATGAACTTCAGAGAACAAAAGATTTTGATAGTTATTTATTCGTAGCTGTAGAAAGCGACTTAGCGCAAATAGAATCCAACAATAGGCGCGGGGCACACAAATCTAATTTAAAATACATTTATCATAACATGAGAGTGCTAAATCATCAATTCTCGGGAAACTGTCAGTTTATATTTACCGGCAGTAGAGAAAAATCAGAAGAGTTTATACCTAAATTATTGAAGCTTGGAAAGAAACTGTGGAACGTTGACCTTCAATATTATATAGACAAAGGGTTAATATAATGAGCTGGGAGGTAGGCAACCAAGAATCAAGAAGTCCCGACAGAGACTTTAACGAAAAGCTTTTAGAGATGAAGGGGTATCTTGAAGAAAGAGAAGCTAAAATACTACTCTATAAATTCTTAAGAGAAAATATAACCTTTACTACGGATTTAATTTCAGGAGTGAAGCTGTTTCCTTTTCAACATATGGCCATAAAAGCCATGTTTGAAACCGATTATTTCATGGGAGTGTGGAGTCGGGGAATGAGTAAGTCTTTTACTACTGCTATATACGCATATCTAGAAGCAATAATGAACCAGGGCGTAGAAATCGGCATACTTTCAAAGTCTTTTCGTCAGGCCAAAATGATATTTAAAAAAATAGAAGATATCGCTTCAAAGCCTGAGGCAATGTATCTTTCTCAATGTATAACTCATAAATCAAAAAGTAATGACGAGTGGCTTCTTGAGATTGGCAGCTCAAGAATTCGAGCCCTGCCCTTGGGGGACGGAGAAAAGCTTCGGGGCTTTCGTTTTCACAGGATAATTATTGACGAATTTGCATTAATGCCCGAGCGAATTTATAATGAAGTTATAATACCGTTTTTGAGTGTTGTAGAAAACCCAACTCAAAGAGAAGATATTTATAATGTAGAAACTGAATTAATCAGACAAGGAAAGCTTCAGGAGAGCGATCGGCATATTTGGCCAAATAATAAACTTATAGCTCTTTCTTCTGCTAGTTATAAATTTGAATATATGTATAAAGCCTATGAGCAGTTTGAAAATTTAATTCAGATTGGGGGAAACAAGCAGTCGGACGCTCACAGAACCATCATGCAGTTCAGCTATGACTGTGCTCCCCGGCAGCTATACGATCAAAATTTAATTAGTCAAGCAAAGTCAACCATGAGTCAGAGTCAGTTCGATAGGGAGTTTGGAGCGATATTTACTGATGATAGTTCTGGATATTTTAAGACCTCTAAAATGGCAGCATGCACATTAAAGGACGGAGAAAACCCATGCACGGAAATAGTTGGCAGTCCTGGAGATAAATATATTCTCGCTTTTGATCCTAGCTGGGCGGAAAGTGAAAGCAGCGATGATTTTGCCATGATGGTTATAAAGCTAAACGAAGAAAAAAAGATTGGAGTCGTAGTTCATAGCTACGCTTTGGCTGGTGCAAATTTAAGACAACATATAAATTATTTTTATTATTTATTAAATCACTTTAATATTGTATCTATTGTAGGAGATTATAATGGAGGAGTTCAGTTTATTAATGCTGCAAATGAAAGCAGCTTGTTTAAGAAGAATAAACTAAATATACAATGCTTAAATACAAACTTTGATGACATAGAAAATTATCAACAAAAATTAATAGAAGGTAAGCGCGAATATAATTTAGAAAATAAAACTATTTGTTACTTAAGAAAGCCTACTAGCCAGTGGATCCGTCGAGCAAATGAACTTCTGCAGTCGAACTTTGATCACAGAAGAATACTGTTTGGTTCTCGAGCTATTGATGATTCGTACAACGAGCAAAGAAGAAAAAAAATACCGATAGATAAAATCGAATTTTTAAAAACCTCTCAATCACAAGAGAGGCAAACTAATTCCGCGAAAATGATAGACTTTGTTGAGCACCAATTTGACATGATGAATTTGGTGAAAACGCAATGCTCTTTGGTTCAGATAACAACATCCTCCGCAGGCACTCAAAGTTTTGACTTGCCTTCGAGCTTGAGGCGCCAAACTGGGCCAGAGAAAGCGAGGAAAGATAGTTATTCCGCATTGGTTCTTGGAAATTGGATGGTTAAACTTTATTATGATATGATGGATTCAAAAATAGAGACAGTCTCTGCGACCTTTACTCCCATGTTTATAAAGTGAGTGTATTAAACTGAAATGTCTTTACCTTATAAGTATACAACAAAGTTCGATAATGTTATTTGCGCATCCAGTCAAATGCAAGAATCGCAAATTAGCAAAGCTTCTATAGAGTCTCTTCGCCCATTGATTCCTTCTGATATAAATTTAGATAAGAATATAGATTTGCTTGCTGTGGCGTTTAATGCTGCGGTAGTAAATAAATTCAATAAAAACGGGGACGGTATAGATAGTGAAACAGCTGTAGCTGTTAAAGATTATTTTGTACATAAACCGACAAACATTGAACACGACAGGGATAGAATTGTTGGGCATATAGTTTCTGCTGGGTTTTCTGAGTATAGTCAATACTCCGAATTAATCAGCGAAGAGGCGGCTTTAATTAAGGATGAGCCTTTTAATATAGCGCTCGCTGCAGTTGTATACAAAACCGCAAGCAAAGAGTTTGCTGAGTTGGTCGTTAATTCCACGGATCAAGAAAGCGATTTCTTTCAGACTGTATCCGCAAGCTGGGAGGTTGGCTTTAATGAGTATGTTGTTAGTGTCGGTGGAGATGACTTACTGGACTCTAGTATTATATCCGACCCGGAAGAAATAAAAGCTTACGCTCCGTATCTAAAGTCTTCGGGAGGAAAAGGGCAATTACAAGACGGGCGGAAAGTTAACCGATTAATTGTTGGAGATATATATCCGCTTGGAATAGGTTTTACATCGAATCCAGCTGCAGACGTAAAAGGGCTTGTCGCCGAGAGCGGGCAGGTTCAAGCTGATAAGCCTAGCCGCAACCAACCGATCGACAAAATAATTATTAAAAGCAAAAAAACTTCCCAATCGAAAAAACAAGATGTACTAAACAAAGAACAACATAAAAATTTAATTATGGATACAAAACAAATTATCAACGAATTCCGAGCAGCTTTAGACGAAAAGCTTGGCAAGCAAGATTTCTCAGAAGAAACTGTCGCTAGCATTTCTAAGGTTTTTAGTGACGCAATAAAAGAAAAAAGCGAACAGTATATTGCGGATCTAGAAAAAGCCAAGGCTGAAAAAGAAGAAGCTTCTCAAGCTCAAGCTTCTCTTCAAGAAAAAATGCTTGAAGTGGAAGAGCAATTAAAATCAACGAAAGATAAACTTATTGCTTTAGAGCAAGAAAATTCCTCGCGAGAAGCTGAGGTTAGATTTAATTCTAGAATGGAAGCTCTTAGCGAAGTGTACGATCTTGATGATGAAGATCTTAAGATTTTAGCTTCAGAACTCGCTCAAGTTGATGAATCAGAAGAAGGATTTGCTTCTTATCAAGAAAAACTTTCCAAGGTTTGGAAGCATAAAAATAAAGATTTTATCGCTGCAGAGCAAAAAGCTTTCGAGGAAAGAGTGGCTCAAGAAGTCTCTAAGAGACTCGAAACTCTTGAAGCTTCCCAAACTGAAGGCTCTTCAGAAGAAACCGCACAAGTTGCAGAAGCTTCTGAAACAGAAGAACAAGACTCTTCTGACGAAGTCGAAGATGCTTTAGAAAACGTACAGGTCGAAGATGCAGCTGTTGTTAATAACAACGAATCTTCTTCCGAAGCCCCCTCCTCCCTTCGCGATCGTTTCGCCAAGACTTTTAAGGAGTCGGTTAAAATTTCATACTAATATATAGAAGAAAAAAATTATGGCAAAAAGAATACTACCATACCGAGACTACAGTGAACACGATGTTGTTAACTTATTCGCTCTTGACGTAACTGGAAAAACCCTTGCGGATTTCAAAAGTAACGGCACAGGCGACTTTGATGCAGGCGTTGTTGTTTCTGTAAGTGCGGGAGCTCTACCTGGTGAGGTTTCCGAATTGCGCGCAACTACCCCGGATAATCTTCGTGATTATTTAGGTGCAAGTTTTAGTGGCGCTCATATTGGATTCAACGGATACCCCGCTAATACAGGTATGACCGTAGCTCCAGCTGATGGCTCCGGACGTGCGCTTGGAATCACTTTACGTGAAACCTTAGCGTTCGACGAGAACGGAGAAAAGATGATATCATACAAACAAAAACTAGACGAAGCTCAAGGCGTTCTTCCAGGTCAAACAGTTCCTGTTTTGACTAAAGGGCTAATTCTTTTGAGCGGCTCTGCTTTTGCAAGTGCCCCAGCTTTAGGAGACGACCTTGAGGTTTCTTCCACAGCAGGAAAGCTTGAAACAGCAACTACTGGTACTGT